TTATGCTTTTCTAAAGAAGAGAGGCTATGAGACTGACAGATGTGAGCAAAGAGACAGAAAAGGAGCTGCAGCTAGAGCTAGACTTAAAAAACAGCTAGAAGCGGACGGCTTGGAGCTTACAATGCACCTTCCTTATCACGAGAACAAAATATTCGGTTATTTTACTCTTGAGAAGGACGGAAAGAAGATTGCAACAAGTAGCTCAATAGAGTTTGTTTGTCAAGTTATAGATATTAACAAAGGAGACGAACAGCCTAGTGAGTAAGTCAATCAAACAAATTAAGAAGGAGCTTCATTTTATTAAATTGAAACAGACAGCTATAAACACTTATCTGGAATCAGAAGCTCAATACTTAAAAAGGTTAGATTGGCTTAAAGCACAAAAGCAATCACAAAGTATCCAAAAGGATATTACAAGGACGAAGCAAGTCCTTGATTCTCTGAAGGCGGAATTGAATATAACCAGACTGCAGAGGCTTGAGGAGTTTTATTTAGGTATAATAAATCAGCTGGAAGACGAAATCGACAGAGTTGCAATTATGAAGTTTTACATACAAGGAAAGACAATGCAGCGTACAGCTGAAGAAATGCACTATTCGCTAGACGGAATAAAAACTCGTCTGGATAAGGCAATAATTAGATTAAAAAGAAAAATTCAAACATCTTAAAAATAGGTTAAAAGACGGCTTTCAAGGTCGTCTTTTTCAAATACACCACTAAACACCGGTTTTTTTATTTTACAATTATAATGAAGAAGACTAGGAGGAGGCGTTATGGAGAAGCAACCGGGCAAAAAGCACAAGCAAGAACTCAAAGAGAAAGCGTTTGCGTTGTTAGTATGCAATAACGCTTCTTATGTGGCAAAACAGCTAGGATTGCCCTATTCAACCGTGAAGACTTGGGAAGACAAGTTTATTAAAGAGGGTAAAAAGCAGCTCGAAGGGAAGAAGGAAGACGAAGGCGAAACCTCGACAACTACGAAGGATTCAAACAAAAACCTCGTAGAACTTCGAGAAAAAAAGAAATTAGAGTTCGTGGATAATGCGTGGCAGCTAATTGAAGACTCTTTAGCAGTGGCTCAAAAGCGTATGAGTAGAGCTAGACATCTGGAAGAGCAGCTAGACAGACTTGCAAATGCAATTAAAGAGAACGCCGGCAAGATAACAGAGGAGACCGGCATTATGTGGTTTGATTTGCTTGATGTGGTTAAAGAGATTAAAAGCTTCAAGAGTCCAAAGTTGAGTGAGTTGTCAACCTTAATAGGAACAATCTACGACAAACAAGCTCTAGCTAACGGAGAAGCTACATCAAGAGAAGAGACCGTGATTAAGGGATTTGAGGATTATTAAAAATGTTGACGATTGCAGACATAACAGAGAAAAGGAAAAAACTCTGGAAGGAATATCTCGAAGGCGTTAAGCCGAATCAAGACGAAGCTTACACAAGAGACGCTGCAAGGTGGATATTGGAGAGTCCTAGCATTATGGCGGAAGTTCAAGCAAAGCCTTATTTGCTTATCGAAGCAGTCCTAACAGTTGTTGATAAAAACAAAAAGACTGTGCCGTTCTTTCTAAATGAAGTCCAGCAAGACTTCATAGCACAAACAGAGAAATACGGAAGAGGAAGACCTTACTTTATTCTAAAAGGAAGACAGCAAGGCTTCACGACGCTTATAACAGCGATTCAGCTATGCAACGCTATTGTGAGCAGAAACTTCTCTGGATTTACTCTGGCAAACGCAGACGACAATACGAAATCTATCTTTAATGATAAAGCTCGTATGGTTTACGAAAGACTTCCAGACATATTGAAGCCGCACGAAAAATTTAACTCAAAGAAGGAATTATTCTTCGACAAGTTAAATAGCTCTTGGCGTATTGCGACGGCGACAAAGGAAGTAGGTCGTTCTAAAACACTTAACTTTATTCACTATTCAGAAGTTGCGTTCTTTGAAGTGAGTTTAGCAGACTTGCAAAGCTCTATCGGAGAAACCGCCACCGCAGATTGCTTCTCTGTCTATGAGACTACAGCTAACGGATATAACGAAGCTAAAGACTTATGGGATAAAGGAAGCTGCATAAATCTTTTCTATGAGTGGTGGAGGACGCCGGAATATCGTTCAACAGATTATGAATATCTGGAGAAGAACAAGGACGACAAATGGCTTCAAGAGAGATTAAAGCTTTTAGCAGAAAAAGGACTTGATAAAGAGCAGCTTACTTGGTATGCGAAGAAATATGATTCGTATATCGACAAAGAGAAAATCAAACAAGAATATCCTATCTCTGCACAAGAGGCGTTTTTAAGCTCTGGAGAGTGCGTATTTGATAAAGATAAGGTTGCAAATCAATATGAAAGAGTTAAGGACTTGCAACCGCTTAAAACGGGCTATTTTAAGTATAAGAAAGAGCGTGAAATAGTAAAGAACTCTGAAGGCGAAGAGCTGGACGAAACAATCACAATCAAGGATATTGAGTGGGTTGACGATATTCACGGCTACATCAGAATATACGAAGAGCCTCTAACAAGGACAAAGGACGGAGTTGTCACACATAAAGCTCCGTATACCATAGGCGGAGATACTTCCGGACTTGGAATAGACTTCTACACAGCTCAAGTTATAAACAATATGACAAGAAAGGTGGCGGCAGTCTTACACAAGCAGTCTATGGACGACGACCACTACGCAGAACAGCTTTATTGTTTAGCTCAACGCTATCACGAAGCTTTAATAGGCGTAGAAGTCAACTACAGCTTGCAGCCTACAAAATATCTGGCAGAGAAGCTGAAATATTCTAACTTATATGTTAGAGAGCAGTTAGACCATATAAAACAAGTTATCGTTAAGAGATTTGGCTTTGAAACAAACTCAAAGACAAGACCGGTTATATTATCTGACTTGCAAGCGTTAATCCGTGAAGATGTGACTATTCTGGAAGACGCAGCAACACTTAAAGAAATGCTCACTTTTGTTAAAAACGACAAAGGCAGAGCTGAAGCTATGGAAGGCTTTCACGACGACTTGGTTATGGCGTTGGCAATCGCTAACTTTATATCAAGTCAGCAGACGGCTTCTTGGATAGAGGTAAAAGAAGAAGAGCCGAGCTTTATTAGAGAGAACTTCCATATTGAAAAACAAATAAACGACGAATTTATGAGTTGGTAGGAGGCGAAGATGTTTATATCAAGAAAAGAGCTAAAAGAAATCAGAGACACATTAAAGTCTCAAGCTAGACAAATCGAAGGCTTGAAACAATCTGTAAAAGCTCTCAAAGAAACAAATAAGAAACAAGCAGAGCTTAATAAGAAGTATGACGATTCTCTTGGCAAAAGATATATTCACGAAGCTTTTGACGGAAAAAGCGTTGAAGAGCAAGCTTCTATAATGGACGAGTGGCTTCACGGAGCTAAAAAGACAGAAGGAGGGAAATAATGAAGAGCAAGAAACATCTTCAAGACGAGTCTTTTACTTCAGAAACAACTCCTATCTGGGATTTGTGGCAAGAAGTTAAAGAATATCAATCCAAAATGGGCTTGAGGGAGAAAATTCCTCAATATGTTGATTTTTACGAAGGTCGTCAATGGGCTGCTCCAACAGAAAGAACAAAATCTTTGCCTAGACCGGTAATAAACATAATTAAAATGATATGCCGCAACAAAGAGAGTGCTATTCTCTCAAGCGTTGTAAAGCTTATCTATAAAGCTGAAGACGAAAATGTCAACGCAGAACGCTTCACAAACTTTGCAGACTATATTCAAAAAGAAATGCGTCAAGAAGAGTACGACGCTAAAGCTGTACACGACGGAAGCGTTAAAGGCTCTTACTTCTATCACTATTATTGGGATTCAGAAGCTAAAGGCAAAGTTGGCAAAATGCAAGGCGGAGTTAGAGTTGAGCTTATAAATATCCTAAACATAGGCTTTGCTAATCCTAAAGAAACGGACGAGCAAAAACAAAAATGGATAATTATAGCAACCAGAGAAGAAGTCAACTCTGTTAGAGCTAAAGCTGACAAAGATGTTGACGAAGACTCTATTCAGCCAGACACTAACGACGAAGAAGTTAGAGACACAGAACAAGACGGCTCAAAGCTTGTGACCGTGTTGACTAAATACTTCAGACAAGACGGCGAAGTGTATTGCGAAAGAGCTACAAAGTCTGTGACTATCAATAAGCCGTTCCCTATCTCTCCAGATGTGGAAGCTGCTAGAAAAACACTTGGCTTTGAAGACGCTCCAAATAATAGTCTTCCAGACCATAAAGACACAAAACCTCTACCAGCTGGAAAAGCAACGCTTTATCCTATCGTAGTTGGAAACTATGAGCCTAGAGAAGATTCAATCTATGGTCTTGGAGAAGTTGAAGGATTGATTCCTAACCAAAAAGCAATCAACTTCAATATAGCTATGCAGTTGTTAGCTGCTCAAAATACAGCTTGGGGTAAATATGTTGTCACAGAAGACGCTCTAAAAGGTCAAGAGATAACAAACGCTCCGGGTCAAGTATTAACAGACTACTCTAAAACGGGTGGCGGAATTAAGAAGTTGGAAGGCTCTAGCATAAGCGGAACTCCACTTCAACTAATCAATACATTAACAGACTTAACTCGTGTCGTGACCGGCTCAACAGAGGTTATGACCGGAGAAGCAATATCAGCCAATATGTCTGGTGCAGCTATTGCTCAATTACAAAGTCAAGCTCAACAACCTATTGAAAGCTTAAGAGATAGATTCTGGAAGGTTAAAGAGAAACAAGGTAAAGTCTTGGAGCAATTCTTCAAGCTTTATTATGAAAACAAAGACTTTGTTTATCAAAAACAAACAAAAATTCGTAATGCTGAAGGGCAAATCGAAGAGCAAGAGGTCAATGTTCCAGATGTGTTTAACGGACAAGAATATAACGGCGTTGAGTTCTCTATTATTGTAGAAGCTACAGCCGGAACAAAATCAAGTGCTGCTGGAGATATAAACTTGCTTGACAACTTATTAAGTAAGCAAATGATTGACAGAAAGACTTACATAAAATCTTATCCAAAGAACGCTCTAAACAACAGAACAGAGATTCTTAAAGCTATTGAGGAAGAGGAGCAAGGTCAAATACAACAGCTTACTCAACAAATACAACAGCTTACACAGCAGTTGCAAGCTTCTCAAGAGCAAGTTAAGCAAGACGCAGCAATTATCCAACAACAAAAAGAAGTTGTTGACAAGGTTGTTAGCGTAATCAAAGAAAACAATCAATTAAGGTCAATCCTAGCTACTCTTTATGCAGAATCTAAAGCGAAGATAGAACAAAGCAACGAAGCTTTAAGAATTATGAACGAAAGAGTTAAAACAGCTGAAGGAGACGCTACAGAGTTTGCTGCAGCGTTATACAACGGAGGTTTTAATGGTCTGTAATAAATGTAAAACAGCTATGGCTGTTAAGAGGGTTGAAAAGAAGGCAGTTATATTTATCTGCAGAAATCCTAAATGCTCTGAACATAATAAAGAGCTAGTCAAATCAAGGTAATTTCTAGCAAGGCTAGTTATTATAAAAATTTACGCAGCTGAAAAGCGGAAAAATCGGAGGAGAAATAGTTATGGAAGATAACAAAAACTTATCAGAGGAAACAACCAAAGTTGAAGATACAACGCTTGCGACTGACGCCGCAGCTAAAGTTGACAACAATGGAGCTGGCGAAAACTCTGACGCTAGCACAACTGAAAATGTCAATGATGTTGAATTTACTGACACTAAAGAAGCGGAAGAGACACCGAAAGCTAAAGAAGAAGTAAAACCTCAACAAGACAATTCAGAAAACGCACGCCGAAGAAGAGAGGCGGAACGACAAGCTGAACTCAAAAAAGCTAGATACGACGCTATCAAGGAAGCTGTAGACGGAGTGAATCCTTTCACTAACCAACCTATAGAAGACGATATAGATGTCGAAGAATATCTTGCTATGAAAGAGATTAAAAAGCAAGGCGGCGACCCTCTCACAGACTATTCTAAATATCACAAAGACAAACAAAAAGAAGAAGCTAAAATTGCGGAGCAAAAATTAAAAGACGAAGAGTGGATTCAGAACGACTATAAGGACTTCAAATCCAAACACCCAGAAGTTAATTTGGAAAAGCTCGCTTTAGACACAGCTTTTATGCAGTTTGCCGAAGAGCTTGTAGGCAAAAAGCCTATGGCAGAGATTTACGATAGTTATCAAGACCTAGTAAGCAAAATCCGTAAGGAAGAAAACAATGCAGCCGCTCGACAAGTAGCAAATGCGAAAGCCACACCCGGCTCATTAACAAGCTCTGAAACAGATAGCAGCAACGACTTCTATTCTGTAGAGCAAGTAAAGAAAATGTCTCAAGAAGAAGTCCATAAAAACTATGACAAGATTATGGCTTCAATGAAAAAGTGGAAATAACCACGCAAAATCTAAAATAATTAAAGGAGAAAAATTTTATGTCATACGCAAATTTTATCCCTACTGTCTGGAACGAACAAATTGACAGAGAATTAGAAAGACTTTGCGTTTTCGTAGAAGATTGTAATAGAAAATACGAAGGCAAGGTTAAAGAAAAAGGCGAATCTGTCAAAATTCTTGGCGTAGGTAAACCAACAATCAGAAGTATAGCTAAATCAGCTAGAAACAACGATATTGAGGCTGCAGAAGAAATCGAAGATACTTCAATCATTATGCAAATCAATCAAATCAGATACTTTAACTACAAAATTGGAGATATTGACAAAGCTCAAGCTATCGGCGGAGTAATGGAAGCTCTTCAAGAAGAAACATCAGAAGGCTTGGCTAACGAAGTTGACACTTATGTTGCTAACCTTGCTAAAAAGGACGAAGCAGTTAAGCTTTACGCTACAGCTCCTAAAGTTGTGTCTGGAACAGCTGGGTCAGGCGAAGTAAATGTTTTAGACGCTTTAGACTTGGCAGCTCAAAGGCTTTATGAAAATGATGTTAAACAAAGCACAAAAATCGTTGCTACTGTGACTCCACGATTCTTTACTAAATTTAGAAAGGATTATGCAAGCAAAGACACAGACAATAGTGCTATCTTGAAAAATGGTAAAGTTGCTATGTACGGCAATCTTACTATCAAAATGTCTAACAATGTTGCTAAAGCTAGAACAACAACTAACGGCGACACAGACTTAATTCAAGTTAAAACACAAAGAGCTATTGCTTTTGCTAAACCATTAACACACACAGAAGCATATCGTCCAGAAAAGGGCTTTGCTGACGCAGTTAAAGGCTTTATCTTGTTTGACGCTAAAATCGTTAGACCTAAAGAAATGTTTATCTTAAATGTTAAACACTAATCAAATCTAAATTTATAAAGGAGAAACAATTATGGCTATTGTAAAAATTGTACCGGTTGAACTTGAAGAGTACAACAAAGCTTCAGCAGAAGTTGATTCAGCAACTTTAACTACAGCTATTGACGGAACTGACGGAGCTTACTACGAACACAAAGAAAGAGACGATAAATATTTAGTTATCGCTCAAAACACAGCTAATGCAGCTGGAACATTAACAATCAAGAAAGGTAATGGTATTCAAGGCGTGGTTGATAAAGCTATATCAATCGGAGCTGGCAAGACTATTTACTTCACTCTTGAAAGCGGTATGTTCAAAAATGTAAGTGGCGACAATAAAGGCAGAGTTATCTTTGCCGGTGCTGCAACTATTAAATTAGCAGTTGTTAAGTTGCCTTAATTAAATTAAATAAAAAAAGCGAAAGCGGTTATGAGACGCTTCGCTTTTATGGATTCGTGAAATAAGAGAGAAAGAGTGCGAAAGCTGTTCCCGGTGCAAGTCCGGCACAATCCACCATTAAAATTATAAACAAAAAGGAGAAACTATGAAGCTTGGAGAAGTAAAAATTGAAGCATTAAAGATTATGTTTGCTGACTATACAGACGATATAGCTATAGACAATCTAGGAGACCTTAAGACCGACGAGAACTATGGCAGATATGTCAACTCAATGCCGGGAGCGATTAACCGCTGCTTTTCTAGGCTTGAAGATAGTAATGCTGTTCCGGTCAAGAAGTTTGTACTTACTGAAGATTTAGGAACAATCTCAAACAATAGAATCAGATTTGACTTATCTGCGATTATATCGGATTTTGGTAATGTTGACAGAATAGTTTACGAAACCGCCACCGAGTATGAAGGAAACTGCGAATATATTATGGAGACAAATTCAATTATTGTTCTTCCATATAGAGGCGGCGACTACACAATAATCTATTCTCCAACACTTGCAAGAATAACAGCTGGAACTGCTGAAGACACAGAGCTTGAGCTTCCAGACAAAATAGCTAGCATAATTCCTTACTTTATCAAGGGAGACTTGTTCAGAGAAGACGAGCCAGCCGAAGCGTCAGAAGCTAGAAACTTGTTTGAGCTTTCTTTAGAAGCTGCAAATACAGAAATAAAAAGACGACAAACAAGCGTGAGAGCTGTGTTCTCTCAAACGGAGGCGTAAATGAGTGTGAGAATGTCTACAAATATTGCTCTTAAAGAGCGATTAAGCGTACAACTAAATGATTTCAAGGGCGTTGACTTCTCAAGCTCTCCGTTAAGAGTGCAAACAAACAGAGCTACAGATATGAAAAACTTCATAAACGAATATGGAGTCAATCGCAAAAGGAACGGCTGGAACGAGCTTATCAGAATTAAAAACTCAAGCGGAATAGACTTGAGAATAAATGGCATTTTCAACTATCAAAACGGACAATATAAGAAAACAATCGTCCACGCCGGAAACAGATTCTTTACTTTAGACTATGATTCAGTCAATCAAAAATATGTGACAACAGATATAACAAATTCGTCAACCTATACAGACGCAAGGGTTATAGCTGCAAACATAAAAGACCAGCGTAGTCAATGTTTTATTTCAAAAGGAAGGCTGTACATAATCGGCTGTGGCGATTTTTTAGTTTATGGTAGCTGGAACGACGGAAGCAGTTATGAATTGAGAAGAGTTTATAACAATTCGGACACCTATATTCCAACAACAACTATATCTATTGACGACGATTCAGTCACAGACGACACAAGCAGAGCAACGCTTGACAATATAAACCTTCTAACAAACAAGCGAATTAACCAACTTTTAGGAGTTGACGCAACAAATAAAACCTACACTCTGGATTCTGGAGAGATAGACGAAAATTCCGCCGTCTCTGTAAAGATTGAGACCTACGACGGAAGCAATCCTATCACAAAAGAAGCCTCCAACTCTGGAGACGACAAAACAAGGCTTTTAACTTCAGACGGAACAAGCGTAGGAACAATAAACTTTGCAACCGGTCAAATAACTTTCTCAATCAATACAAAGCCGCAAATAGCGGATAGAGATAACATCTTTGTCACTTTCTGTCACACGACAGAAGGATATTCAGATAGAATCTCAAAATGCGACTTTGGAATCTTATTTGGAACAAACGGAAGCTCCAACAGATTATTTGTTAGCGGAAACGAAGAATTTTGCAATTATGACTTCTATTCAGAGGTTGACGACTTCACTTACTTTAGCGATATAAACTACGCTATGCTAGGTAGTACAGCTTATCCGATTAAATCTTACTCAAGATTATCAGATAGTACACTTGCAATCTTCAAAGAAGATAATGCTCAAGAAGCTACGGTCTACTTTAGAACGGGTACAGATAGCGACTTTTACGACGCAAACGGCAACCTTGTTCAAACAACTACGGTCTTCCCGACAACTGCTGGAAGTATAGGCGAAGGCGTTAAGAGCAGATTTGCAAACGCTAACCTTTCTGGAGATGTGTTGATGTTGTCTCCTAATGGAGTATTTGGAATTGTTCTAGGCGAAAATGTCTCAACAACAGAAAGATACGCAAGAGAACGAAGCAGATACATCAATGAAAGATTAAAGCAACACACAGACTTATCAGAGGCTGTAGGAATAGCTTATAAAAACAGATATTATTTGTCCGTTGAAGGAGTTTGTTATGTTGCAGACTCAAGATTCACTTCTCAAGCTGAAGGAGATATGGGAGATACCTTCAATTATGAGTGGTGGTATTGGACGAATATTCCGGCTAGAATCTGGGCTGTACTAGACGAGAAGCTTTGCTTTGGAACAGCAACCGGTCAAATTTGTATGTTTGACGAAGAGTTTTGCGATAGAAGTTATTATAACACTTCAGCCGGTCAAATCTCTTTAAGTATTGCAAACGGCGGATTCACTTATGGAAATTTAGGTGTTGAGCTTGCAGAAAACGACAGAATCAAATTTTCAACAAGCGGCTTATACGAGCTTGTGCTAAACAATCTTGACTCTGTTGCTGGAATCCCTTATATGAGAGGCGTTTCAGACGACAGCATAACTCTTGACGCTAACGATATTGGACTTTTCTATAATGGTATGGAAGTCTATGCTGACAATGTTGGAAGCTCTGGATTAAGAGCAAATGTTAAATATCTAATTACAGATATGGACTACGAAAATTGCTCTTTCAAGCTTAAGACAGAAGCTGGCAGTTATGCAACAATATCAACAACCGGATTTAGACTATCAAGGTCAATCTCTGGCAAAGAGCTATTCATAGCGGAGTTGTCAACCTCAATTTTTAAGGTTAAACACTCAACAACAAGCAATCCGGCATATTTAATCAGATACAACAATTCCACGCCTTCTAGCGTGCTTGCAAGCATTATTTTGAGGCGTAATGTGGTGGCGGAGTGGTATTCTCCCGTATTTGATTTCGGAACTAATCAATATAGCAAGACTTTATTGTCTTTAACAATATCAACAGACCCTTCAACCAACGGCTCTTTAGAGTTTGGCTATGAAACAAAGAATTTAGACAGACTACATCAAGCTAGAGGTATGAGGACTTTCAGTTTTGAAGATTTAGACTTTAACAACTTCTCTTTTGAGTCAGCTTTTGCTAACAGCTACACAAAGAAAATTTTAGTTAGAAACTTTAACTATATTATGTTTAAGTTTAAGTCAGAGAACGATACAAACTGCATTGTAAACAACTTCACGATAGTTTACAAAATCAACAAATTAAATAAAGGAGTAAAATAATGGCTATAAATAAAATTTCAGAAGATACAATCAATGCTATTTTAAGAAAAACCGCCTTCAGATTGCCGGATAATCCTTCCGAACAAGGTATGAAGGCAGCAGACATTAAAAAAGCTTTCTATCAATTTATAGACGACGCAACCGCTTCTTTATGTTCTGAAGTAAATAGAATTGTTGCTGAAGCAAACGACGCTATTGACAACAAAGATGTGACCGTAGACACACACACTCACGCCAAAGACAATCCACACGAAGTCACAAAAGCTCAAGTTGGGCTTGGCAACGCAGACAATACTTCGGATATGGATAAGCCTATATCAACCGCTCAACAAGCAGCTATTGATTTAGTGCAAGCTTCCGTAAACGAGCATAAAGAAAACTTGGAAAATCCTCACAGCGTCACTAAAGAGCAGTTAGGACTTGGAAATGTGGATAACACAGCAGACGCAGACAAGCCTATTTCAACAGCTCAACAAGCAGCTTTTGACTTAAAACTCAATAAAGAAGATGTTGCTAACGATTTAACAACGGACGACGAAACTAAAGCTTTATCTGCTAAACAAGGTAAGATTTTGAACGAAAATATCCCTACAATTTATGGATATTCAATAGAGACTACTTATGTTGCGGCAGACGGAACTTTAACAATTATCTTAAAAGATAAAAACTCAAATGTATTGAGTACATCTACCGTAGATTTGCCGCTAGAGTTATTATTAGCTTCAAGCGGAAGCTACTATAGGTCTGGAGTGCTTTACTTAAAGCTTGCAAACGGAAGCTTTATAAGCGTTGATGTTTCAGACTTGGTTATTGCACACTCTGCAGATAACACCACTATTGAAATGTCAGAAGACGGAACTTTCTCAATAAGTGCCGATTATAAAGCTAAAATCAACGACGCTTACAACGCAAAACACTCACACAACAACTTTTCTTTGTTGGAGACCTACACAGAAACAAACGACAACTTAAAAGACGCTGTAAACAAGAAGCACGAACACAGCAACAAAAGTATTTTAGACGCAACAACAGCTTCATTTACAACAGCTGAAAAAGAAGCTATTGCAAATGTTAAAAAGCAATCAGCAACAATCACTATATCTATTGACGATTGGGCTGGTGGAACAAGCTGCACAAAAACAATTCCTATTGTGTCAGAGACAAACGATATTTTCTATACTCCAGACGAGTCAAGCTATTCAGCCTTCACAAATGCTGAAATCAGAGCAACAAGTCAAGGAAGCGGAACATTAACTTTCAAATGTTCAACAATGCCTCAAGAAAGTATCACTCTTCACATCACGGCGTTAGGAGGTTAGTATGATACACCACCCTTTGCTTATTAAAAAGACAGCTAAATTTCAAACAAAAGAAATAAATCCAGCAACAACAGAGCAAACCTACACTCCAGATTCTGGATATGACGGCTTTAGCTCTGTTAAGGTGGCGGCTGTCGATTCGTCAATAGACGCAAATATTCAAGCAGCTTACATCAAGAAAGGAATTTCAATTCTTGGTGTGGCTGGAACTTTTGAAGGCTCTGCTTCAGACCAGCCTTCAGTAGGAAAATCTTCAATTATAGTTAGTGCAACCACTCCGGGCGGCAAGGCAGCTAGAGCAGCAGAAGTGACTATCACAAAAAAAGACGATACTTCGGTTGTTTATACCGGAACTACTGACGCAAACGGAAGATTTTATTTAGAAGTTTATCCGGGAACTTACACAATAGCTGTAAACAATAGAGAGGATTATATAACTCCAGACGCTAAAGAGGTTGAAGCTTCTATAAACGAAGCAAATTATGTCTATATGGCTTATACAACAACTTCTGTCACTTACGGAATAAAGATTGACCTTGCAAACAGCAATCCAGAGACAAGCGTCACTTACACAGACGACGCAGTTGACTCTGAAAAATCTTATATGGACTTCACAAACGACACTTTTGTTTGGGGAAGCTGGAGAGACAGATTCCCGTTCAATATGGTTAAGCCTTGCTTATTCAAAAACGGAGCAGTTGTTAAATATCTAAATCCGGACGACTATACAAAAGATGTTGACGGAAATGATGTTGTTATAACCGGAGCTGACGGAGATGTTATGATTGAGATTCCTAAAGTCTATTACAGACTGCACAAGGACGAAAACTATCAATACATACAAATCTCTGACACAGCTCAAGAAGGCTTCTGTTGTTTAGCTCACACTCGAAAAGGTGTTGAAAAAGACAAAGTTTATATTGGAGCTTATCAATCTTACTACGACGGAACTTCTGCTCGTTCTGTTAGTGGAGTTAGTGCAACCGGAAGCGTTTCGCTTAATACTTGGAGAACTTACAGCAGAAACAATGGAGAAGGCTATGAGAATTTCTATTGGGATTTACTTGTACTGCTTCAATGCCTATATGCAATTCAATTCAAAAATCTTGATTCTCAAACAGCTCTAGGTTATGGTTTTTGTAATGGAAGCGGATATTCAACCGGTGGCGGCTTAAATCAAAAAGGCTTGTACTATGGAACATCTGCTCACGGACAAATGAAGTTTATGGGAATTGAAGACTTCTACGGAAGCCGATTAACTTGGATAGACGGAGCGTATATCAATTCTAGCAGAAACTTAACAACTATAGATTCAACAGACGCAAGCGTTGACTACAACGGAAGCGGAACGGGATACACAGATAGAGGCTATACTTTAGCAAGCACCTCTTCCGGATATACTAAAAAGATTATGGGAGAAAATGCTAGCGGCTTTGTTCCTAACGACAATAGCGGCTCTGCAACAACTTATTGGTGCGACAGAGGGCGTGTCAGCGGGTCGGGCTTTGTGCCGTACTTCGGCGGTTATTATAGTACTACT